TTAATTTTAGGAGAAGTATTATGGCAACTAATAGTCAGATAGCATTTACGCCACTTGGCGAAACACTTGTGATTGCGGCAGCAGCCGTAGCACCAACAGGTTTACAAGCCACTGTTTACGCTAAGTATGATGCGTCAAACGCTGGTCAGTATCGTATTGTAAACGCTGGTACTAACACAGTATTCTTAGGCATAGGCTCAACGGCAGCAGAGGCTACAGCCAATGCAGTAGCACCAATAGCAGGTGACCCATCACCTGCCATCGTATTAGTGCCAGGCACAGTTGAGATATTGCGCTTTGCCACAGGTACATTCTTTAGCGGATTAGCAGCAGCAGCAACGACTGTTTATATCTTGCCAGGTCAAGGTATCTAATGTCATGGATCAGGGCTTATTAAACCTTGTCATAATGACAGTAGGCTCAGTCTTTGGTTGGGTGTTGCGTATGTTATGGACTGCATCACAAGAACTTAAATCTGACTTAGCTAAACTGCGTGAGGAATTGCCTAAAGATTACGTATCTAAAGACGATTATCGGCAGGACATTAAAGAGTTAAAAGACATGATTGGCAAATTATTTGACCTTATGGAAAAACGTAGATGATGCTTTCAGAGCATTTTAATCTAAATGAGTTTACCGCATCAGAGACAGCGACACGCAAAGGCATCGACAACACGCCACCAGCAGTCGTTACTGAAAGACTGCGTATGCTGGCTGCAACGCTGGAGCAGGTTCGTAGTTTACTGGGCAATAATTCTATCCGCATATCTAGCGGTTATCGTTGCATTGCTCTTAATCGTGCTATTGGAAGCGGTGATCTATCTGCGCACGTATTGGGTTATGCCGTTGATTTCACGTGTCCTAAGTTTGGCACACCTAAAGAAGTAGCCAATAAGATTGCTGAGTCACCAATTAAATTCGACCAGTTGATTTACGAAGGCACTTGGGTGCATCTAAGCATAGACCCACGAAATAGACGCGAAGTGCTAACAGCACACTTTGGCAATGGCAAGACAAGCTACACGAAAGGAATCTAATTATGGATATGACAAAAATCACCACAATGCTTTTCCCCGTAATGATTTCAGCTATTGCGTGGTTGCTCGGTCAAATGAGTTCTATGCAAGGTGATTTGATTGACATTAAGTCTAAGATGCCAGCCCTAATAACTCAACAAGGTGTTCCGACTGACAGTCCATTATCTGCTGAAGCCCGTAATAAACTTAAAGAAGAAATAAACAACAAGATAGGCGAGCTTAACGTTCGCATCCGAATCCTAGAAGAACACGATAAGGACAGAAAATGAACTTTGATAATGTGGGTGGTAGACGTTTTTTATTTGCGGTTGGTTTAACCCTTGTCTCTGCTGGCTTGTTGCTTTCAGGCAAGCTGGCTAGTGGTGACTTTACCAGCATCGTTAACTTTAACGTAATTGCGCTAGTAGCTGGACACACAGCAGACAAGTTTGCAGGTAAGAAAAATGATACCACTGCCGCTTAATATAAAAGCCATCGCCATTGGTGTAGTGCTTTTGGCTACGTTTGTAGCAGGTTGGACAACGAACGGCTGGCGGCACGATGCGCAACTGAAGAAGGCACTGCAAGAGACCATAGAGCTGCAGAAAGCCTACGATGACTACGCTAGAGAGGTAGCAACTAAGTTTCAAAACCAACAAGCTGAGCAAGCTATTGTATATAGAAATTTAAAAAGGAAGATAAACGATGTTACGGACAATCGGATATGTTTTGCTGACAGTGATGCTCTCAGCGTGTGGAACTCAGCTCTTACAGGGGACTTGCCCAAAGCCTCCACAGGAACTGCTGAAACGCCCGCCAGCACCAATACCGTTACAGATACAGAAGTCCTCACCAACGTCATAGAGAATTTTGAGCAAGCAAAGCAGATACGTGACCAGTTAAATGCTTTGATTGATTGGTACGAGAGTTCTGCAAATAAATAAGCAGCTTAAAAGCATTAAGCAGTTCATGATCCACAGGCTCTAGTATCTCTGGAAAGACAATGCCGACCATGCGGCAATCGTCTATGAGGTCTTGCGTTGGGCTTTTAATAATAATTCTCTTAGTTCTTTTAGTTGTGCTTCAGTCATAAGTTCTCTCGCTAGTTTTAATTCGTTTTTTAAATCCATAATTATATAATGATCCGACTCCATACCTTGTGTAAGGTAGCGGATGTGTTCTGTAAGTTGCCATACTTCATTCATACGCTGCGACCTATGTAGGTGGCAGTGCTGTCTTTAAACTTAACTTCAACGCTGCATGGTGAGCCTATGTTGTGTTTAACCAGTTTATAAATACCAAAGCCCATAGCTAGGACAGCTATTAGTATTAATCCACTAATGACCACTGCTGCTCGATCACCACTTCTGTCGCAGTCACAGTCACGGCCTTGGTTGCACTGTTTTTGACATGGCATATTAATCTCCTTATTTACAAACATTCTGCCAGCGACCATTGACCTGCATATAGTCGCATTGAGTTGTGCCTATTGGTGGCACTCGCAATGATGGCAGTGGTTTAAATTTTAATGTAGGCAGCGGTGTCAGTGGTGCAAAATTTGTTGATGGCAAATCCAACACGTTATCGCAAATGTCTATTTCCTCACAATTCTGACCAAGGTCATCGCATACATTGGACTTATAACACTTAGCCAGGACTGGCTGGCTAATTAAGGTTAATGCTATTAGTGCTATTAGATTACGTTTCATCATCTTTTAACTCCTCTAATTCTTTATCAGAAAAAGCATCAACCCAATTAACTTTTGGCTTGTCTTTAGGCTTACGAAAGATAGCATCAAACTTATCAGCATAACTGTCGCTGTATTTGCTTTTGATTAAGTCACCAGTAATTGGGTTTTTAGTAGCCATGATTAGAACGGAAAATCCGATTCCAAATCATCCATTGGATCAGCTTTTTTAACTGGCTGACCTTGTGGGACAAACGGCTCACTGAACGCTAGGCTCATAAACTTTTTGCCGTTAGATTCTTTAAGCCATGCTGACATACGCATCTTAACTCCATTGACCAAGCAGTCACCTTGATAGTCTGGGTGCTTGCTTTCAGTCTTTTTCTCATTCCTAAATAGTGCGCCACTGTTATCACGTTGTTCATATTGTGCCATTTTATAACTCCTAGTAATTGTTAAACTCTGCTGCTTCAATCTTACGATAATCAGGCACGATCCCTTGTGCCACCAAATACCCATCAAGCCAATCTGCTACGTTTATCTTTAATGCTGTGTTTTGGTCTAGCCCAGCTTCAAAGGCTGCTCGTACTAAATCAGCTCTGACTTCTTTTACTGTGTTCTGGGTTTCACGCAGCTCACATAGTAACGTGCCTATTTTATTATTTAATTCTGTCATTTTGTTTCCTCTGTACTGGCTTTGCCAGCAAATACTTATCACCCATCAATGCAATCACAGCTTGAACTCGTTTCTCACGATTAGGGTCTGGCTCAACCTTTAACCCATAAACGCTTTTAAACATCAAGGCATGACCATACTCATCAATGAAATCGCTAATGAAGTCCATCATACTAACTGCTCTAGTTTATAAAGTTTGTATTTGCCAGACTCATGCCAGATGTCATTAATCTTATAACCCTGGTGGCGCAGTTCACCAACCCTAGTGGCCAGCTTCATCGTGCCAGCTTCATGTAGTGCATCGAGTGGGGACTTCCATCCCCTGCTTAGACATTCAAGTATTTTTGCTTTTTGTGACATGATTAGCTCCTTTTTAATTGGTCAACTGTTTCAGTTACTTCTGCTAAAAAATTAATAATCTCTGTTTCCATGTTGGTTATGAACTCTGCATCACGTTCTACACGTATAACGATAAGCTGTAGGTTGTCTGGGAATGTTGGGTTGTAGCTTACAAAGTCGCACCACCTAGCACCGGTACAAGCCATTTGCATTTGCATCTGGGGGATATACTTTGTAGGGGCTTTCTTAGTAAGCAAAGTCTGACCATGTGCTGTTTGCCCAGGGCATTTAATCTCGATCAAGCCGTAGTTACCAACAAGACCATCTGGGCTTGCACCTGCCATTTCAATGCTTGGATGTTGGATAAAGCCCACTTCCGTTACAAATACATCGTTTAAATGCTCGTAGGCGGCACGTGCTAGTGGCTCACGTTCCGTTCCTGTCTCCATTGATGTATTGGTATAGGTTTCCTCTTTTAAACCCGTTAGACGTTCACAAACGAGTTGCCAGCGATAATTAGCACGACTAGCAGACTCCCCTGTTTTAACTGTAGCTAATACATCGGCTACTTTGCTGGCGGTTACTTTGCCTATGCGATCAGCGAACCATTCGACTGTGCGTTGTTCATTCATTTTGATTCACCTTCAAATAATGATTTCATTTCATCTTTGGCAGCAATGATCTGCTTGGTGGCTGCAGCATCGTTTTGCACTTTAGGATAAACGTCTTTGAATGCTTTTAGTAATTCATCAAGTGACTTGGTGTCGGTTATTTGTTTTATTAATGCTTGCATATTGATTGTCGGTTTCTCTGGCTGCTTTTGTTGGTGTATTGCATTGGCCACCTCGTTAGCAGAGGCAAACTCTGTACCACCAATACCGAACGCTGCTAAGGCTCTGCCTATTGCTGACGTTTCGCAGTTTTCAACGTAGCTGGTGCGGTTGATTTGGCTATTGGCCCTAAACTCTTGTGCGTGACCGTTAGCGATCAGGCGGCTGTCCTCGTTTAGTATGCCAGCTTCAACAATGCACTCATCTGCGTCAATCTTAATGATCTTAGTTTGGATGGTGTACTCTGGGTAAAACTCCCTGAATCGTGCAACACGACTAGCAACCGTTTCATAAGCCTTACCATGTATCTCTACAAATCCTTGTTTTGCCATTTTCATTCTCCTAAAGATTAATTTCGGTGTCAGCAGGTAAACCGTTAAGGTCTAGGAAGTCTGCTAGTGCGTCACCAGATTCAAGTAGTTCAATTAAAGCTGTGCCGTTGCATATTGAGTAGTTGCTGTATAAATACTCGCTGAACTGTTTTTGCAGATCGGCTTTGTGTTCTTGGTATTCGTTAATGGATAACTCATCCATCACCTCTGCTTGGAATTGTGCCTGGCACATATTAAGCTCCTATCAGTAAGTAAAGAAAAGCCAGCATAGCCATGCTAAGGGCAAAGCAAACACCTTCTATTACTGGTGTCCAATCTTTTTTAGGTTTGTGGTTTTTATAGTCAATCATGATTTACTCCATCGCTAGTTCTAAAAGCCAAGCTGCGTGTTTGTTGGTGTCATAGTTTTCATCAACAAAGTATGCTATTTCGCTTATGCGTTTATTGTAAAGGTCACGAATACGACCCAGCTTATCGTCATTAGCATCGTAAAGAATTACCAGCACCTGGTCGGTGATGATGTCTAGTTCCTCAACGTAGTCTGATAAGTTTGGTGAGTTGATTAAGAACTGCTCAACTAGATCGGGAATGTTGCAAGGTATGGTTTCAGAAAAGTCATCATCAAATTTTGCTCTAACGTATTTCATTTGTATCTCCAGTAAAGCGCACCTGCTTGGTACGTGGAATAACTATAATCCCATTAAAACTAAAATGCAACCTATTTTATAAATATATTACATTTATTTTTAATTTAAATTATAATGCGGTTTTAGGAGAGCAATATGGAAACACAATTAGAATATGTAAGACGCAAGCTGAACGACCCTAAGATAAACATAAAAGCGGTGGCAGCAGAGATTGGCATTAATCGTTATCGCCTGGACAAGATAGCTAGTGGCGGTGATAGCAGTTATGCTTTGGTTGAATCGTTGTATTTGTTCTTTAAGGCCAGTGCAGAATGACCGAACACGCTGAACAGGTCGCAACCGTTACTTGGTTTCGCTATCAATACCCAAAGTTTGCTAAATGCTTGTGGGCGATCCCTAATGGCGGTGTCCGACATATAGGCACAGCAGTTAAGTTAAAGGCAGAGGGTGGCATGGCTGGAGTGCCTGACTTATTCTTAATGATCCCTGCAGCCGAGTATCATGGCTTATTCATTGAGATGAAGGTTAAGGGCGGTAAGGTGTCCAGCAGCCAGAAAGAGTTTATGACTGTGGCTACTGCTATGGGTTATAAATCTGTGGTTTGTTTTGGGTTTGAGCAAGCTAAACAGGCAATAAATGATTACTTTACAATTAAAAGTATTTAATTTAAGATTGTTTTATCACTTGGAAGTGATTAACTTTAGTAGGGCTTCACATGCTAACTGGCGGTTACTAAGACCGTTCTTCCAACCACCTAAAAAGTGGAGTTAGCAGGTGAAGCCTTTTTTTATGGGGTAAAAATATGTCCAGATATATTCGTTCACAAGATCAGATAAAAATTTTTATTGATGAAATGGATAATTTAATTCTTATTCAACGATCAACTGATGATGATCACAAAATCACAATAAGTCCTGCAAACATAGATAATTTTTTGGATGTCATGCAATTAGTTATTAACGATGGCTATGTGGGTGAAGAAAATGAAATGGTTTAAACATGATTCAGATGCAAGCAATGATTCAAAGTTAAAAAAATTAAGATTAAAGTATGGCGCACAAGGTTATGGGATTTACTGGTATTGCTTAGAGTTGATTGCTCGTAACGTAGAAAAGCATAATTTAACTTTTGAACTAGAACATGATGCTGAATTGATTGCAGATGATTTTAAGTTATCGAGTGATTTAGTCCAGCATATTATGACTTACATGGTTGAATTAGGGCTTTTTGAAAACTCAACTGGCGTTATCACATGCTTAAAAATGGCAACTAGAACAGATGAATACACGCAACAGTTAATCCGAAGTAATAAGAACTCTCCCGATACTCTCCCTAGAATGTCCCTAGACACTACCGATAAAGTCCGAGGTATAAGAAGAGAAGAGAACAGAACAGAAGAGATAAGAACAGAAGTAGGAGAGGTTAGCAAAGTCATCGAGTATGAAATACCAGAACCACCACCACCCACCGAGTTTACTTATTCAAGTCAAAAGTTTTCAATGTATGGTGATTGGACACCTTCTGATAGCTTTGAAACATTAGCTAAGATTGCTGGAATGAAACTTGGTGATGATTACCCAGTTGATGAGTTCTTAGAGTTTAGGACATACTGGGTAACGCAACCTAATATGCAGCGCACCCAAGGTGAATGGGAACACGCTTTTATTAAAAGCTATAAGATCAAACAACTCAAAGGGGCTAAAAAATGAAATGGGCTAAAAAAGAACAAGACGTTGATAGCAGTCCTAAGTCAGTTGATGGAATGTGTATGTGTTACGGCTGCATCATGCCAGGCTCATTGAATAGCTCAACCAGTGGGCCAGTTAGTGATTGGATGTGTGCTGCACACTTCAGGGCTGATTCTGGTAACTGGGCAACAATAACGCATCGTTACCGCCAGCATGAGCAATTGGTTAATCTAATACTAACCATTCGCAAATCATTTCATGGACAACCATTTGATATTAAAGGCTGGTTAATATCGCTGCACAATAGCGGTGATGCTGAATACTTACCCAATGACTTAGATCGTAGGCTTGATAACAGCTTAAGCATGAGGAAGTGGGGTGTTAGATTGGAAAAGAGATTATATCAACTTGTAACGCATGGCATTACAGAGGTCGTTAAAGATGATGGGCCATCTGTATCAAACAGCATTGAGATTATGAACGTGGCTGATTTAGTGCTGAAAGAGATAGGCAGACGATGAATCCTTATTTCATCACAGAGCCAACATTTATTAGTTTTAGTGGTGGCAGAACGTCAGGTTATATGCTTTGGAAGTGTTTAGAGGCACATCATGGAAAGTTACCAGATGAGGCAATAGTTTGTTTTGCCAATACTGGCAAGGAAGAAGAGGCTACACTAAAGTTTGTTAATGATTGTTCTGTGAATTGGAACGTGCCTATTGTTTGGTTAGAGTTTATAGATAATGAGCAGAAGTTTAAAATTGTTAATTATGAAACAGCAAGCCGTAATGGTGAGCCATTTGAAGCTTTAATTATTAAACGAAAATTCTTACCAAACCCAGTTAGTAGATTTTGCACAGCAGAATTAAAAATTAAAACTATGCAACGCTATGCAAAATCACTAGGACTAGAGTCTGTTATTAACATGATAGGAATCAGAGCTGATGAGCAAAGAAGGCTTGCAAAAGTTGGTAATAATTATGATGGAAAGTATGGTGAGAAAATTGCACCATTAGGAAGTGATGGAGTAACTAAAGAAATTGTTGGTAACTTTTGGAAATCTCAATCGTTTGATTTAGGATTATTTAATAATAATGGCACTACGATGCATGGAAATTGTGATTTATGTTTTCTCAAAGGTGGAAATCAAGTTCAATCTCTTATTGCAGAGAAACCAGAACGTGCTTTATGGTGGGCTAAGATGGAAACAATGGTTCAGACCTCAAATCTGTCCTTTGGTGGGGGGGGCAGATTTAGGAAAGACCGGCCTAGTTATCAGCAGATGTATGACAATGTCCAAAGCCAAAAAGTAATAGATTTTAATGACGAAACAATTTCATGCTTTTGTGGGGATTAATATGATCTGGACTAAGTTATCCGAGTATTGCATTAAGTCTGGTGACTGGACTATTGCTAAATACATTAACGATGGTGAAGTCAAATACGGTTTATACCGTTTAAATGACCTCAAAGGCTTTTACTCGACAGCCGATGATGCAAAGGCGCAAGCAAATGATTAATAACTTCTCACTATCACCAGGCAATCTGCCTAACCTTATTGCTAAACTTAACCAGCTAGACCTATCACTTGGTTATGTTGTTACTGCTAAACCAAGAAAGTCCACACGATCACACTCGCAGAATGACTTGTACTGGAAGTTTGTCACCGAGTTTGGCAGTCACTTTGGCTACGATAAAGACTTCACACACGATATGCTGCGCTACAAGTTCTTATTCAAGGTGGTGAACTATGATGGCGAGGAAGCGAAACAGCTACTATCGACCACCAAGCAGGACACCAAAGCAATGAGTGAGTATCTGGACAATTGCATACGATACGCAGCAGAGAATGGGTTTGTGTTTAATGACCAAGGCTGAACGTGCATATTTTAACAAGGTGGTGGAGCTGGGGTGCATTGTTTGTCGTATGCCAGCCGAGATACATCACTTGAGAACTGGTGCTGGAATGGGTATGAAAAGCAAAGACGTTATACCGCTATGTCCAAACCATCATCGCAACGGTGGTCATGGTGTTGCTATCCA